CTCTTTTGATTTCCATGTTAGGGTCGCCGAATCTTACAAGAACGACATTACCCTTTTCATTTTTGGTATATACACCGAATTTTTTACTCGCGCCCGATGTTCTGAATGGTTTGTTAAGTGTTACTTTGCGACCTTGATATTCAGCGGCCTCGACATCAACTTCTTCCCAATCTTCATAGGCTACTTCTGCGCCTTTACAACCGCAACCGCAGTCTTCTGACGCATACTTCTTTTTCTTTTTCTCGTCATCATCATAATAACCTTCGACTTCAAACTCATAGCCTTCATGTGCTTTCATGCACTCATCTTCGGTATAACCCATCTCCATACACCTACTCATATATTCTTCATGGCTTTCGCCATCTTTCGGTGTAGGTTCAGCCGCTACTTCTGCGCTACAGTCGCAACTCATAGCATAGCCACATCAAGGTTGATTTATTAAACTTTTAGATAATAACACCAAAGATGCGAAGAACGGACACCCATAGAGGGTGGCCGTCAAAACGCACTCACTCACCATCCTTTAGAGAATAAGTATTTTTCCAAAAAGTATGAGATGAGTCCAACGATAGTAAGAAATAAGAGGTGTTCATACATCATTCGCCCTTCTTCGCACCTTTCTTACCGTTAGTAATTTGGAATGCTTCCATGTCGAGGCTATGTTGCTTTTGCATCTTCTCCATTTCTAAGTCGTGCTTTAGTTTGTGTTCTTCAAGCATTCTTACATGGCTCTTTTCAGCATCTGCGGCTGCTACATCAGAAGATAGTTGGTCCGGCAAAACATTTATTTTTGCGGTTTCTTTACCCTTGAATAAATCAAGAACTGATGTGATTATAAGAAGTGCTGGACCACCGAGAAGACCGATAACTGTTAATTGACTATCGGATATTTCCCTTTGCTCAACTATGCTATAATAAGACGCAGTAGCGGCGATAACTACCCACGCCATAACTACTCCCATACCGAAAGTTAGCATTAGTGCCTCGTTAGGATTACCCATTTTCATTCGGTTCATATTTTTCTCACCCATCAGTTGTTTTATCAATGTTTTAGTCATTATGCCTATACTCACAAGAATTATTACAATCGCACTAATCCACAACATCTGACGCGCCATCCTGTGAGTCTTCACGCGGCAGTTCGCCGGTGTTTGCGTTTTGACTTACCCTTTCTTCGCCCTCTTTACCTGCTGTTGGTAGGTTTAGCATCTCAAGAGTTTGGTTGAGTGTAAGAACTCCCGCGTTGTAGCCCATAGTAGCGCGTTGCATCACATTTAGTGGTGTTTCGCTATCCATAGCCTCAAAGTTAATAGTAGGTAAATCTTGCTTGCGATACTCAATACCGAGAAGGTCGAGATGCGTCATAAACATACGAGTCGCAGACTCGGCAATAATGCGGTGCATTCTTGAAATTGCTTGCACGGCCCATAGGTTCGCGTTGTATGTTGCTGCAAAGGTTGAACCCCGCTCTTGACCTGCGGCTACTCTCGGCACTTGCAGAACAGCGGCAATATCGCCGTTAATCGTGTCGAGGAAATCGGTATTGTTAGGCACGCTGTTTCCGACATCAACATGATGTAGTTCGACATAGTGCGGTAGCACAGGGATTTGGTCGCCACGCAGACCCTCAAACAGCGAGATGACTTCATCCATAATGTGTTGTAAGCGTTGGTTTTGCTCGGCAGGGTCTTGAATATGCTCGATAGCAGATTTGTCTATTGTGATAAATTGCTTAGTCATTGAGTCTTCAAGACTAATACGGTTATTCATGCTGTTATATTTCATGCGTATAGGTTGCTTGAGTGAAGTAAATCGGGATGCGCCCCACACACCGTAGGTCTTGCGGCCTTTGTTGTCCGTAAACCAATTACTTCGGTAGTCAATTCGTATGTGCATGATTTCGCGAGCAGGTATTGCCCGCTCGTAAGAAGTTGCTTCACGCACCATGTATGTTACGGGGTTTATGATTGGGTTATCTTCATCGGCTACGAAGTAAGAGCCAAGCCCGCCGCGCTCATCAACGATTGTGATTTGCTTTACAGGTAGGCTTTGTAACTTGGTGATACCTACGCCCTGCTTACCAACAATTTTATTTATGTCGTTTCCATAGACCATGAGATTTCGCATGGCGTTAATCATAATGTCGTCAAAGTCAATTGTTTCTTCAACGAGTTCTCGTATCGCGTTGCGTATGGTTGCGTTGCGCCCGCGACTGTAGTTAATCTCGTAATTGTTGGCTGTGAGGCTAACCGCTCTTACAGCACCGTTGAGTTCGGGGTCTAACTTTAGCATATTGTCGAATAAGTCGAACTCGTTATCAAAATTACTGTCCTTTCGCAAACTCTCAGTATTGCGGACAATATCGGGTATTCCCGCTACCGCATTAAACGGCTCATTCATCATTCCGACACGTTCTATTATCGGATTTTTCACTTCTTCTTTCGCTTTTGTGCGAAATAGGTTCCATCGCCTTCGCTCGGCCATATTATTACGAGTTTAAATGCGGTTTATAATCATTCGCTAATTATTTTTATTATTTTGGGATTTTTCTGAAAGAATTAAACGCTTTACTGCGGATTTATTTCTTATTTCTTCAATTTTTTCTATAGTATAGAGAAGTTCCCTACGGGAACTAATAGTTACAGTAATAGATAGAGTAAGTAAGGGCCTCTTTTACCAAACATACCATTGAAGAAATTGAAATAATTACAAAGTGGCGCTCAGTATCGCGGTTTATTTTTTTTGTAAGTCGTCAAAACAATAGAAATAATTGATTTGGCCGGAACCATTATAACACTCATTACTTAGGGGTATTATATGGGGAACTACTACTCCGGCGGAACTGAACTAATAGAAAAGTTTGCTAATGACCGACACTTTGGCTCGACAATGGAATTTGCCGAGTTCTTACATGAAGTGGAACCAAAGCGCAGCGTTCATGCGTGGCGCACAGCAATTAGCCGATGGGTTAAGGCTGGTAATGACTTTAGGAACTTTGAAGGCGTTGAAGACAACACTCTTACTACTACTAAGTCATACTATGATAAGGCTAATGATAACTATATCGTAATGTTAGAGATAACAGATGGTATGGTTGTTATTGACGGTGAAAAACACCGTGCTATGAAAGAGGCATATTCAGATGTAGGCGGCGGTCTAACTATTGATGAGATGGCGCGTGAGTTTGAAATGCCCGCTGCTATGATTAGCGAGTATGTAAGAGCGAATAAGTGGAAACACGGTATGCAGCCATTTACTGACGAAGAAGTAGTTACTAATACTCTTGACGATATGGTGGATAAATTTCTCGACATACGCAAGTTAGAGATTCTAAAGAAGGCTGAAAAGAAAAAGTGGCGACAGATTGAAAAGGATGCCGAGCAATATACATACTTACGCGAAAGCCTCGCTGATACATTCTTTGAAGTGTTATCCGACCATAAACCAGCACCTGTAAAGGCGCGTAAAATGGATATTGGAACGGAGTATGCTGTTGTTATCTCACCTACCGACCTACACTTTGGTAAATACGGTTGGGTTGATGAAGTAGGCGAATCATACGATATGCAAGAGGCAAGCGAGAGAGTTCTCACAAAGACAGAAGAA